AATACTACGTCTTCTTAAGCTATGAGCTGATTTTCTCAAATATACCTGTAAATTCTGTATCTGAAGATTTCTAATAAACTAAAAAAAACTCGAATTTGGCTTTTTTTAGGTTCACTTATACCGACAAGCTCAAATCAAATAAAAATTGCTAATGAACTAACAATAAAAGCGTTTACTACTGACTTTAAATAACGATTGCCTTAAAATAATTTAAGGTGCTAAAAATTGTGAGCGAAAGAGTTGTTTACAACATTATACTGAGATCCAATAGACCGAACCAAGAATAAAAGTTCTTGCAATTCGCGCATTTGTATCGTTTCGTGCCAGGGATTAACTTAAGGATTAGGGGCCTTTTAATCCTTTTCGACATAGTTGAGCTACACTTAGGACAAGGCTTCATATTTAATATAATTGTTAGGAATTTCAAAAATAAAGAGTAAAAACTGACTTAAATTGAATCATCGATTAAACTCAATTTAAATTCGATGGAAGGTTCAAATCAATCGTTGAATGGTTCGTTGTTCAAATCGATAGTATTTAAACCTAATTCTTGTAGATTCAAGCTGTTTAAAAATCGGTAATTACTAGTGTGGAAGGTACATTACCTGTATTGATATTGCCAACCATTTTAAGCGTTTTTAAATCTAAGACTTCAACTTTATCTGCATTTGAATTCACTATAAAAGCATGCTGGCGATTGGGATGCATAAACATATCTATTGGTTTGGGCGTATGGTATAAAACCCGTTGAATGAAGCTCGACTTACCAGGTAAAGTAATCGTCTTTATTTTATACCGAATGGATCTGTCAAAAACAAATATGGTTCCATCGTAAGCATTGGTTACGAAAGCATATTTTCCATCTAATGAAAACTTTAGTCGGTAAGCTCCTTTTCCTGTATTCAGTGTATCTTCTACTGTATTTGTCTCTGTATTGATCACAGAAATTGTATTTTCTCGGGCATTGGTAACCCAGACTTCTTTACCATCGGGGGTGATATCAATACCCTGAGTACCATATCCAGTTTTGATTATTTTTAGTACTACCTTAGTTTCATAATTAATCAAGGAAACAGACCCCGATTTTTGATTTGTTACATATGCTAAAGGCTTAAAGGGATGTACAACGAGCTTGTAACTAATTTTCTGTTGCGTCGGAATAACAGCTTCAACACTATCTTTTTCTGTATCCACAATTAATAAATTATTATTACTACTTGAGGCTACAGCAACTTTTTTAGAATTGTGTAATGTTGCTAAACCGTAGGGACGAACACCTCCTTCTAAACGTATCTTCCGCTTAAACATTAGCTCTTCGGTGTCAAAAATAGATATTGATTTGCCTGGTAGATAGTTATCACCATGATTTGTGATCACGATTTCATTGTTAGATCAAGTTACTGAAACAGCCGAGGCTGCTCGTGATGCGCTGGGCTTAGACCCTGAAGGATTCCTTGGTAAGGGTGCAGAGGTAGTCACACAGTTTGTTGTGCCAGGTATTGGTGCCGCATCCAAGGTTGGCAAGCTAGCACAGGCTGCTCGTGCTGCCAAAGGACTAGCCAAGACCCCTATGACTAAAGCGGAGCGGTTTGCTCTAGCAGGTAAAGAACTTGCAGCCGCAGGTGCGGTTGATGCAGCCGTATCTACAGATGGTATGACTACGATTGGTGACTGGGTGGACATGGGTCCGACACAGTCTAGCGATCTGATTGGTTTGAGTGGTCGTGAGAAAGCCCTTGCTCGTTTGGGTAACAAGCTAAAGCTAGGCGTTGAGTCCACACTTCTTGGTGGCGTAGCGCAGGGTGCATTGATGGGTGCAGGTAAGACCATCGGTCAAACGCGCCTAGCAAAGGACGTAAACCAGAAGCTAAACCAAGTGGGTCAGAACATCGACAGCCTCATGGAGCGTCGTCTTCTTGCCAAACCTGGGAGTGCAGAAGAGCTTGGATACTTCAAGACTAAGCTAGCGGATGCCATCGCATTCAGCCGCTATCGTGGGTATCTACCAGAGCAGGCGGCAACAAAGCGCGAGTTGATCGACGGACAGGTGCAGATCCAGATCAAGAAAGCTGACCGCATCTTGGGTGACCTAGACAAAGAGATCGATAACTTTGTTAAGAAGACACCGGAAGAAGGTGGTAACCTTGACCGTGTGGGCATCATGTCCAAGTTAGAAAGCTATCTGACCGAGGCAGATGACGCAGTCAAAGCGCGTGTACTAAACGAATTGCCACAAAACGTACGTCAAAACGCACGGTTAATGCGTAACCACATTGACGAACTGAGCAACAAAGTTCTGGACAGTAACTTCCTCAAGGAAAAGAAATTCACGGTTGACGGACAAAGCATCGATGACCTGATTGAACAGAACATCAACAGCTACCTACGTCGCCGCTACAAGATGTTCGAGGATGCCAAGTATGTTCCGACTGAAGAGTCTGTAAAGGTTGCAGACGACTTCTTCCGTGTAAACAAAAAGGCCGTAGAGAAAGAGCTAACCGAACTAGCGCGAGGCGATGTGTTTGGTGAGTTGTCAGACGACTTCTTGAAAGCCAACGGTCTAACGAAAGTCCCTGGTAAAGACGGAATCGACATCAAGGTCGGTGCCAAGGTTACAGACGCGGTGGCACAGAAAGCCCGTGAAAACTTCTTGAACCGTTACAGCCTGAGATCTCGTGAGAAGCTAGGCGGTGGGCGCATGGCCCGTGACCGTTTGGAAACAGGCATGTTCATGACACGCGAGAACGTACCAAAGGCATTGCGCCAGTTGCTTGGAGAGATCGATGATCCACGCGAAGCGTACCTTGGAACTATCGCAGACCTAGCACAGTTTAGTGCAGTGGACGATTACTTCGGAACCATTGCAAACATGGCAAATCGTAACTCTGGTATCGGCAAGTTGTTTGTCAACGGAAACAACTTATCTCCTGATCAGCAACGTGCGCTGACTAAGCAAGGCTACATCAAACTAGGTGGCGAAGACGGCGCAAGCAGTGGGGTGCAGGCTGTAGGTCGTGAGTCCGACGAGTTGGAAAAACTGGTAGGGCGGTCAGGCTGGGGTAGCTTGGACGGTTACTTCGTACCAACACCGATCTACAAAAACCTAACACGCCAGGTACTGGCAGAGGACAGCATCGGCACCCAAGCCTTGAGAGGTTTGTTTGGCAGCTTCCTAAAAGCCAAAGGTATCTCGCAGTACAGTAAGACTGTTCTGTCTCCGATCACACAGATCCGCAACTTCACAACAGCCATGGCGTTTGCCACAGCCAACGGAAACGTGCCTGTGTTTGGACGAGGCGGTAGCCTGAAGGATTCAGCACAAGCGGTCTTTGCAAACATCACCAACAAGGGATCAGACGAACTCTTCGAAGAGTTGGCAGAGGCGCAACGGCGCGGGGTCCTTGGAACAAATGCAGAGTTAAGAGAGATTCAGGACTCGTTAAACAAGGGTCTAGGTATCACGGCCCGTGATCCTAAGTCCTTTGTGGAAGCTGTCGCCGGAACGGGTGGTGGTGTACGCGAGAAACTGGCTCGTAGCGTAGGCAAAGCGACCAAGCCTTTAGAAGACTTGTACCAGGGGTCGGACGATTTCTGGAAGTTCTTTAACTATAACGCAGAGCAGACGCACCTGCGCAACGCATTGCAGGGCGCAACACCAGAACAGCAGATCGCATACCTTACCAAGGGTGGTGACGACGTATCTATGGAAATGGCAGAGCGTATCCGCCGTGGTGACGTAGACATCGATGAGTTGATCAAGGACCGTGCTGCACAGATCGTGCGTGACACCGTACCAAACTACAACAAAGCGTCGTCTGAGTTGGTGCAGTTGGGTCGCCGTCTACCTATTGGTAACTTTATTTCGTTCCCTGCGGAGATCTACCGTACAGGATTTAACATCGTAAAGCAGAGCTTGGATGACATGGCGTCAGATATTCCTGCTATTCAGAACCGTGGACGCAACCGTCTGTTAGGTTTCGTTACAACTACGACGGTGGTTCCAGCCGCTGCGCTTGAGTTGGCCTACGCCACAACAGGTGTAAGCCGCGAAGAGATGGACGCATACAAACGCTCGTTCGCTCCGCGCTGGGAGAAAGGTTCTGTGTTGCTGCCGCTTGGTCGTACCGAGGACGGCAAGATACAGTACATGAACTTCAGTACATCTAACCCATACGATGTGCTGTCCCGTTTTGCTAACCGCGCAATGAACGAAGCAGACGATGCGGTGCGTGAAGGTAAGAGTGTGGGGCAGGTCATCGAAGATGTGGGACTTGGTACTCTGTCCGAGGTCTTCGAACCGTTCATGTCAGAAGCTATGTTGACTGAAGCCTTGATCGACATCACCGCTCGTGGTGGTCGTACGGCAACGGGTGCAGAGGTTTACAATCCATCCGATTCATTTGGTACACGCCTGTCCAAGCAGTTCATGCACGTTATGGATACGATGATGCCAAACGTCATCCCTGTAAATGTATCCGGTGGTGTACCAGAGCCAAGCCGTTTCCTACGTGGTGTGCTTGGAACAGAGGGTGGACCGATCAGCAGCGTGGATAAGATGGGTCGTGAACGTGATCCACTTACAGAGTTCGCGCGTCAGGCAACGGGGGTCTCGGTTCTTGAGTTTGATCCAAAGCGTGGTCTGGAGTACGGTGCATACCGCCTGTCACAGGCACAGACAGACGCCAAGCGTATGTTCAACCGTGTGACTGACGATGCCAATGCAAACGCTAACTCTTTGAGCAACGCGTTCCAAACAGCAAACAACGCCAAGCTGCGCATTGATCGTGAGTATTATCAGATGATCGAGGACCTACGGTCCATGGGTCTGAGCGATGCTGAGATCCGTCGCGAACTGAAGAAGAACAACATCGGTGGTATCAAGGGCGTTATGCGCGGTAAGTTCGAGCCGTTCAAGGTTACGAACAAGAATTTCCAAGAGATGCGCCGTGCAGGTATCTACGATCAGTTCCCTCGTGAAGAGATACAGAACATCCGCCGCAACATGAAAGACATTCCTCTGGCACCGGACCAAGGCCCTCCTGCTCCGCGCCGTGCGCCAACACAACAGCCTACGTTCACACCTATCCCTGCGCAACCAGAGCCTACGTTCACACCTATTCCGGTTCAGAAAGAGAGCAGCTTACAGGTTCTACCAACCCAGGCTCGTGCGCCTGGGCCAGTGAATCCAGCTTTGTTGGGGGATAACCCGATTGATGCTGCGCTTAATGCACAGATTGCGAACCGTCAGGGGTAACACCTGGGTCCACTTCTATCGTCAGTTTGACGCCGTTGCCGCCGAATAACTTAACGAGTTCGTCGCAGTATGCTTCCACATCCTCGATGATTTCCATGTCTTCGGTGCTAGTAGCGAGGTTGATGGTCATGCCGATAAGATCCATGAGTGCTTTGACTTGCATAGGATGCATATCTTTAAGACCGAGGCTTTTAAATTCTTCAGGTTTCATTCGATTTCTCCCCAATTATCTTTGAGTTCATCGTCTACTTTCGAGGGGACTCGCAAGACATCCGACAACCCGTTTTCCATTATGTCCTTGATTCGTCGCGCTTGGTCGTCGCCCTCTACTGAGAAGCATAACTCATCATGGACCGTGAGCATAGGCAAAAGTCCTTCCGCGTAACAATCTGCCATGGCTTTCTTAGTTTGATCCGCAGCCGAACCTTGGATCAATTTGTTTAACGCCTTGTAAGTAAAGGCTCTTCTCAGAGGCTGACCGTATTCCTTCATCGCCTCTTCGTATGTCAAGGGTTTTTTGTACCCAAATGAACGTGGCTCCCACAGATGGAAGCGGCACCGCCGTCCAAGCAGGGTGCGTATCTGTCCTGTCTTGTCAGCTTGCTTGGTTGCCAACTCCGCTAGGTTCTTAACGAACGGAACTTTTTCACGGTGGGTATCCAACAGGTCCCCCGCTTCCTCTGTTGAGATGTCTAGCTGCGCTGCTAGCTTGCCTTTGCCCATGCCATACATGATGCCAAGGTTCACGACTTTCGCTTCCTTGCGGCTGATCCCTGCGATGTCAGCGACCATCTGGTGCAGGTCCACATCCCCTGTGTGGTATTCCTCCACAATCTTATCGACCAGTGGGTGCTTGTGTTCGCCCTTCAGGCTAGCCGCAAAGTGAACCAGTAACCTTGGCTCTTGGCTTGAGTAGTCAAACGACCCCCACTTGGTGCCCTCTTCTGGTATGAACAAACCACGGATCAGCTTCTTGATCTCTGGATCACGCGCTGGGATTTGCTGTAGGTTCGGGTTCGAAGAAGAGAACCGCCCTGTTACAGTGCCACCATCATCAGAGCGTAGCTGATGAAATTCGCAGTGGATGCGCCCGTTGTGTTCGTGCTTCAGGATCGTATCGATGAACGTACTGTCCGCTTTGTCGAACTCTCGCAGCTTCACAATCATCTGTGCAACTGGATGCTCATGCGCCGACAGATACTGCTTGGTAAACGACGGTGCCCCTGCATCGGTCTTGGGATAGTTCAGCCCCAGTTCCTCGAACACCGTAGCCACAGACGCAGCCGCCCACGGTTCCACCTTCACGCCTGTCTGGCGGTGAATCTCTAAGTGCAGTTCTTGGACCTTGGACTTCAGATACTTCTTGGCTTTCGCTGCCTTGTCCACATCGACGCGCACACCAAGCTGACGCATGTCGCACATCATAGGTATCAGGCTTGTCTCTAGGTTCCAGATGCTCCAGAGGTCTTGCTTTTCCAGTTCGATCTTCAGCCGCTCCCACAGACGCAGGGTCATACCCGCATCCTGCTCGGCGTAGCGTCCAACAAACTCCGGCGGTAGCTTGTACATCTCTGCCTTGGGGTCTAGCCCCCACTCGGCAGCAGCCACGCGCAGTAGCTTCTCGTCTTTGCGTTCATCGAGATAGTCCCGACCAAGGTTGTTTAGGCTATAGGACCAACGGTTCTCGTCCACTACGGCACCCGTAATCATCGTATCGATGATGCGGCCCTCGACCTTGATGCCCTCGGCACGTAGCCAACCCAGATCGTAGGTGGCATTGTGCATGATCTTGTCAATATGCGGCGTTGCCATTTGTTTCTGCAACCACTTGAGCGCGATCCTCGCATCCATGTTGTGTCCGTTGGCATGGCGGATCGGGAAGTATCCTTCCCAGTCTCCCGCTGCTACGGCTATGCCTACGATGTATCCGTCCTTGCGCACCCACCCTGGACCAAGGGTCATCAGGTTCGGGTCGCATGTCTCAAGGTCGATAGCGATCTGCTTGTGATGCGTCAGGTCAGGGAAATCGACAGGGATATTCCATGTCAGTTCCTTGGGCTGATTCATCTGGGCAGCAATGACGCTGTCCTTCTGGAATAGTTCACCCTGCTTTTTCATTGCGGTTCCCCATGAATGCTTTTTGTACTTCTCTAATTTTCTTCTCGCGTTCATGGAACTCGGCACCCAGTGCGCTGTACCCACACTTGTCGATCCAAGAGTCATCATGATCGGTGTTGTTCAGCAGCCGTGCCGTCTTTACCCAGTCCATCATCAGCGCAACATGCTGCGGTGTGATGTACCCAGTGGTAACAAAAGCCTCTTTGACAATCAGGTTCCAACCATCTGCAATGCGCGTAAAGTTATCGTACGCACTGCCGTAGTCCTTGGCCCTCTGTCCGTTGATGTAGTCGCCAGCCTTCAATAATACTTCGTCTCTGTTCATATCTTGTACCTGTATGATTTGTCGGACTCTATGAGATAGAGGTTCTCTTTCGCCCGTGTGATTGCCACATAGAATATCCGGTCTTCATCTTCGGGGTGCTTGCTCTCAACGCAAGCCTTGGTTGACCCCAAGTAAACTGCTACGTTTGTATCCTCTCCTCCCTTCATGGCATGGATCGTTGAGATCTTGATCCTTGGTTCTTGGTAGATGCTCTCGCCCCGCCGCTCGATGGCGCGGACGTAAATCTTTTCATCCTCCGACAGCTTCACGATATCCATCGGATCAGTGGTGCGGCTAGCAATCAAACCAAACTCTTTGACGAGCTTGTCGTATGTCAGTAGTTCGTCAGCCCCTGCCGCATCGAGGAGCTTGGCTGCACCGTGCTTGACCACTGCACCATGGCCCCTCTTGGGAACGGCCTCATACAACCGCTTGACCTGCCCAGCGTACAGACCTTTGCCCAAGGTCAGGTCCTTCCAGAAACCCATGGCCTCTAGCTTCTTCTCTGGTATCGACCACCGCCCTTTGCGGCTGTAAAAATAACCTGCCTCTTCCAGATGCTCGGCTATGTCGTTCACGAACTTGTT